CGTCGGGCTGGCCTGCTGCAGTTGGGCAGCCAGCGCGGAGTTCTTGGCCGTGAGCTTGTTGACTCGGGCCAACAGCTTGGCCAGCGCTTGGTTGTCACCAGCTTTGGCTTCCGCGATGGCGGCGGCTAGGTCCGGGTGCAGTTCGCTGGCCGGCGCCGCGGGTGCAGCGGGCGGTTCAGTGGCTGGTTCCGGATCCGCTGCGGTCGGTTCGGCCGGCGCAGCGTCGGGTTCAACGTTGGGTTCAGGATCAATTTGAGAAGGAACGGAGGCGCTTTCGGCGGCGGCTGGTTGCGTTGCAACCGCCGTGGTGGGCGCACTGCGGAGACCGGCTAAGATCCCCGCCATATCGGTGAGACTCACGCCGGTTGAGGCGGTGGTCGCCGATGGTTCGCCGGCCGAAGGGGTAACCGTAGCAGCGGCGGCGGCAGTAATGTCAGACATGCGATGATGCTCGCAAGGAGCGCAGGACCGTTCTGAGGCACGGGCCAGGAAGCCTTTGCGGGTTGAATATCACTGCGGCCGGGGCGCGCGCGAGGAGCTCTGTGGTCTACTGCGGTTTACCAGTAGGGAGAGATCCGGCTCATTGGCCCAAGCTTTGTTGGCCTGGTTGATGAACCAGAATGCGGCGGCGACTCTGCCAACATGGTTTCTCGACCATTCGCAGCCGGTGCATTGGTGGATACTGTGCAGGCAAGTCTGCACTGCGCGTAGGGCGCGCTGTGAATGCCAGGCGTCTAATAGGATGGCGCGTTGCACCACGGGTTCGCAGTTGAAGAAATCGTCAAATGCTTTCGGCCATCCAGCTTGCAGCGTTGGTATGCTGGTATCCTCCAGCACCGGATCGTCGACTTCCGCAGGCGCTTGCAGCTCGGAAAAGATGTCTTGGAGCTCGGATCTATATCCACGATGACTTTCCCAGTTATCCTGGGACGGCGATCCTGTGAGCAGATGTTGCAGTGACCGTTGTGCTTGCAGGGTGACCAACAAGCACAACGTTACGTTTGGCGTGTGGGCTTGCGGCGGCTCGCGCAGAGCCATTTCGAGTTGAGGATTCAGGATCATGTTTGGGGATTTTGCGCGCGATACTCAGCCGGGAGCGATCCCAGCCGCCCAGCCTGCGGATTGACCTGCGTCTGCACGATCTGCTGTTGCAGTTGCTGCATGTAGGCCTCGACGTCCTTGGCGAATTTCTGGTCGCGTTGGAGTCGCTCCTGGGCGACTGGGTTGGTCTGGAGAATCTCTTGCATGCGCTGGATGCGCACGCCGTAGGCTTGGCCGGGCTTCACGTCCTGGCCAATACCGGCAAAGATTTTGCTGAACACGGCGTCCGTATCCTGCCGCTCGCTGTCTGCGGCATCCTGCGGCGCGCGCAACATGCCGATGTAGTTGGGGAGCAACGTGGCCATGAGCACGTCGAGCATGGCATCGCGGTTGAGCCGGCCGCCGATGTCGAAGGTCAACAGCTCCTTGAGCAGGCCCATCATCTTGACGGTGTACTCCGGGTCGAACATGCGCACGTCGAGCGCCACCGCCACGCCAAACTGCCCCTGGATGTCTTGACGCGACAACCGCAGCGGTTGGCCGGACGCCGACGGTCCGATCACCGCAATCGTGATTTCCTCCGGCAAATACTGCTGGGCAAGCTGGAGGATCTGGCGATCAATGGCCGCCATGGCTTCCAGGAACTTGTCCACCATGTTCTGGCGGAGCGCCGTGGCCTCGATCTGATTGCTGCGGTCGGGGCGGATCACGCCCATGTAATCATCCGCAAACGCCCGGGCGTCCGCGCTCACGCTGTAGCCATCTGCATCAGCTGGCGGTGGGTGGAAGAAACCGTAATCCGTCGGGTTGGACGTCTCGATCCCGACCCCGGGCCCCCATTCGGCGGGCCGCTGACCAATGGGGAAATGCCAGGGCGGCAGGGTGGTGATGCTCTTGCGGTCGATGTGCCAATCCGTGCTGCGCTTCACGTTCTGCTGGAACGGGCCAATGACTTCGCCATACCCGCGGGCCTCGGAGAACAGCCGGCTGTAATCCTCCGTTCGCGCCGCGACGAACGGCATTTCGCCGTGGTCGTAATCGAGCAACTCATGCACGCCCACGCCCTCCGTCTCTGGCGACAGGACGGAGTAATAGATGCCGGTCACGCCGTTGTCGCCCGTGACCCGCTCGTATGCGTGCACGATCTCCACGGTGTCCTCCGTGCGCGTGCCAAACAAGTTGCTGCTGCGCTGGTTGACCAGCGCGAGCACGGGACTGCTGATCGTGCCGCGAGTGGCTTCCACGCGTTCGACCCAATCCTTGTCCCAGTTGGCGGTGCGTGCTCGGGCACGCAATTCCCAGACCGGCACGATCTCGCGCCAGAACACCTGCTGCTGTTTCTGAATGTCCGTGGCGTTGCTGGCCACGATGAAGTCAATGCCCGGGCACAAGGCCACATTCACCGGCCGATTCTCCACGAGATACGGTCGGTAAAAGTCGGCCACTCCCTGCGTGCGCAACTGGGTCACGATACGGCGGGCCTCAGACTTCTCCAGGTCCGCATACAGCATGCGAATGCCGACGATGGCTTCCTCCTCGCGCGTGGGATCCTGAATGGCCGCGGGCAACTGCGGGATGACACCTTCCAGGGTGTCCGGTGCGCCCACGCCGACCTTGGCCTGTTCCATGGCCACGATCTTGATGGATTCGAGGTCAACTTGGTCTGTGTCGTATTGCCACGTCTGACGCCAGACTGTGGCCATGACGGCGCGGCCGGTCTCGTACAGGTAGTTGGCAAAGAGGCGGCGCTCGGTGGCGCGCTCCGGCATCTGGGTGGTCTTGAGCCAGGTGAGGATGTGCGCCATCTGCGCCGCCTGCTGGGCGCGCTCCGGGTTGAGCGGGATCACGTTGGTCTGCCGGCGGGCCTCAGCCGTGCAGGCCATACCCACGGACACGCTGACGTAGTGGTCGACCAGCGGAATGCGGGTGTCACTGGCGCCGGGCCACGGCCACACGGCCGATCCATCGCTGGTAGACCACTTGCGCGCATCGGCCGTTTGATTGGCCCACGTGCAGGCCCGCACTTGGCTGTTGAGTTGGAGCCGATTGGCCAGCGCTGCCGTGCTAGAATTGAGCGCGTCGCGGTAGGCCGTCACGAGTTCGGCCGCTTGATCTTTGGTCAACTGGCGGCCGGGCTTGCGGGAGGGGATGTCCGATTCAAACATGAGCTGGGGCGGTAGCCCGGGCGGAGGTAGTGGGCAAGGCGGCCTGTGGTCTGCTGCGGTCTGCCGGGCAACGGTGCTCCGCCATCCAACGCCGCTTGTATTGCCCCCAACCGAAGCGGCTGATGCCATCCATCCACGTGATGCGCTCGCCGCAGGGCGTGTGCTCCCAGCAGGTGTTACCGAGCCGGGTGCACACTTCGCGGAAGGATGACTCGGTCATGCGACGTCGATCCTTTGAAACCGGGTAATGCCGTAGATGCGAGACATGATCGCATTGCCGGACTTGGTTTGTTTGAGGCGGTAGAAGCGCAGTTGCTTCTGACCCCGAATGATCATGTGGGCGATGTGCAGTTCGCCGTCCGAGTCTTGGCACAGCCAGTTCATGGCATTGGCCACGTCCTCGGCGCCGGCGGGGAAATTGCGCGGTTCCGCGGCGATCCAGTCGGTTGGGATGGGTTTTGGCATGGTTTGAATTTTGTTGGCTGTCAGGCGCTACCGAGCACCACCGTTCCAGGTTGCTTGAGCGCGATCAGTTTCTGCACAATATCGCCGACGGTTTTGGTTGCGGAATGCCACGCTGCTTTAGCTATCGGGTCTCGGTGGCAGGCGTATTGATCGTTCCAGTAATTCAGGTTTGCTTCTGCGATGGATAGTCGACTTTCGTACAGTGGCACAAGGGTTGAGGCTGGCCTGAAGTCTATCCGCTGGGCGCCCGATTCAGGTTGCAGGGGTGTGTCTTTTGAAGGCGGCTGGCTTTCAACTGACTGCAACCCTTTTACCTCCGCTACCAACTTGTCGAAGCGTCCAACAATTTCAGTCAGTTCTTGGTTTTGCTGCATCAATTGGATTGTCTCGCGCATGTACGCTGCGTAGCGGACGATGGTGTGGGCCGCTGCGAGCAACTCTGGGCGCTGTGATCGCTGTGGGCCTATGTCGATGCCTTCCCCTGCTTCCGTGATGAGGGTGAAGGCTTGTTCCAGTTCTTCTTGGGTGGGTAGTGTCATGGTTTGAATTTACTGTTTTGCGGCGATGAAAGCTTGGATGAACCGCGCCGCGACTTGCGGGACAATAGCATTGCCGTATGCACGCAATGCCCCCACGCGGCCGGGAAACCCATCAGCCAGCGGGAATGATCCGGATTCAATACGCCGCGCTTTGCCGTCGGTGCATTGGATGGTGGCATAATTGCTCCAAGCTGTTTGTCCAGATAGGTGCTCGCTGAAAGGTCCGAGTGGTTCTGTCGTGGACAGTGCGGCGTGTGCCAGCCGGCCAATGCTGCCTGATGGTTCAATGCTACACCCTGGTTTTTGTGCGTCTTGTTCAGTGGTCGGCTTGACCTGGTCGCATCCGCCACCACTGGAGTCGACCGCCCCACCAGTGCCACTGCGCTTTGTGGCGTGATTCGCTTGGATAAGCGTCCGCCGCCTCGGTCCTTCCCCATATTGGGGCCCTCCGTGCATTGCGGGGTCGGCCAACCCGCCAGCATCACCGCTGCATTCAGCGGTAGTGTGTGACGTTGGAATTGGCTGGGCGCTCCGCAATTGTGGGCATCTTGCACCTTGGGCGTGGGCCACCCAGTATAAGCGTTGTCTGATATGTGGCGCGCCGACGCCCGCAGCGCACAAATCGGCTCCCCCGACTTCATAGGCCAACGCTTCCAGGTCAGCGCGTACTCCGGAGAGCCATTCACGTCCAGCATCGCCTGCAACCTGCTCTCCAAGCACTGTTGGAGGCTTGGTGTCGGCGATGAGTCGCCGGAAGTGCGGCCACAAATGCCGAGGGTCATCTGTTCCCCGGCGGGCGCCAGCGGTGGAGAATGGCTGGCAGGGACAGGATCCGGTCCAACATGGTTCGTCGGCTGGCCAGCCGGCGAGTTGCAGAGCGATCGGCCAACCGGAAATTCCGGCGAAGAAATGACACTGACGGTATGGTTGCAGTTCATCGGGTTGGATGGATTCAATGCTGCGATTGTCGATCTGGCCTGGTGGTATCAGCCCGGCCTTCATGAGCTCTTCCAGAGCTGCACAACAGTGGGCGCTGATGTCGTTGTAGAAATGCATGGATTCTGCACGTCAAGCCCCCACCAGCTTAGTGATGGGCTGGTAACAGCCTTGGAAATCTGTCGGGCTATAGATCGCGTGGAAACCTCGGTAGCTTGGCAAGCGGATCATCCCCCTGCGTTCCTGTGGAGTGACTTGGGGTGTCTGCGTTTTGGAGAAGCATTGAGTCACTCTGCCTTGGGCGCCTGTCACCCAGTATGGCACCAACTCAACGGTGCGGAGTTTGAGCACATCTCGCTCAAGCATGCCCACCGCGCACACCATGCGCCACATGAGCTCGTCCGCGGTCATGTTCAGCAGCGCCATCATTTGCTGGGCGCTGACCGCTGGCGCCGGCAGATGCATGCCCAGGTGCGGCCGCCACCGCGGGCGCAAGGCCGGCACGAGGCCAGCCCGGCGAATGCGGGCAATCTCATCCGGCGGAACCTGGTTGCACGTGACTGTGCGATCATCCAGGAGCCGTTCGTTGTCGCCCTGCATGGCCAGCACTTGCGGTCGGGTTAGGTTGAAGTCTTCAGTCATAGTCGTCAGTAGCCGCCCAGTTTGCCATGCACCGGCACCGTGCCATCGTGGCGGATGACGGCGAGCCGGGTAGTGACCAAATACCGGATGGGATCAATGACGTCTTTCCATCCGGACTTGGCCGCAAAGTCCTTGGATTCCTCGCGGTTATCATCCACGTAGACACTGAGAGCGCGGATGATCTGCTGGCAGGATCGGCTCACGTAGAGCCGGGGCGCGTTGTAGGGCGCCACCAGTGGCTTGGACTGGTCGTAGTAGAGCAACTGGTTGATCGCATTGATCCCGTCCCGGATCAACATGGCCGCTGCCGCGTAGGTGGCGGGAAAGGCTGGGGCGATCTCGCGCCCGTCCGGACCCGTGTGCGCACCACGCCAAGCGTCCAGCGTGGTGCGGGACTTCTTGTGCACGGCATCGCCCGTGCCCGCCGCTCGTGGATCCAGGTACGTCTGATGAATCGGCTCGTGCAGTCCCAGTAGACTTTCGCCGGCCTGGGCCGCCTGGGTCAGGATTCGGCGGCGCAAATTGTCCGGCTCAGCTTGCCGCAAGATTTGCTGCAAATCGTCCGGCAAAGTGCCGCCGGTCGGATGGGCGTCCGCCCAGGCCAACAAAGCGGGCGGCGCCTGGATGCGTTCGGCGGCCAGGATCACGTTGGTCTTGTACTCCGCGATACCGTATCCGCAGTAATTCTGGGCTGGCCCCTTGGCGCCGTTGAGATTGTTCGGGTTGTTCTCATCTGGCACGGCCCACTCGCCGTAGTGCATTTCGTCGGGCCAATCCCGATACAGGTAATACACCTGCTGGTTGCCCATGCCATGCACCAGGCGCAGCCACACGATGAAATCGTTGCGCGCGCCCGCTGGATCGATGAACCGATAATTGGTGCCTTCGGCCGGAATCTCATCCGGCTCCACGATGTTGTGCGCGCCAAAGAGCGGAAACGCCCGCCTCACGACGTCATCCGACCAACCGAACAACTTGGCCAATTTTGCCGGTTGCCCAAGGTTTTTGCTGGCGGCGGCGATGTTGGCGTAATTGTCTCCGAAACAATTCTCTGACGTGTGGAAATAGATTGCCCGCCAGCCGGGTGTGCTGGTGATCTGCCGATAGGGCACGTGCCCCTTGGGACAGTTCGGCACCAGCACCCGATCAGCGGGCAGATCCGGTTGGGCTGGGCGCGTTTCCACGTTGGCGGCGGCCCCGCGGATCGAACGCACGGCGGGCGTCACGCCGTTGATCGTGGTAAACGACCAAATGACTTTGGAGGACCGGGTCGAACTACGATCCATGGCGGTGCGCACCCAGCGCTCTGGCGCGTCCTCATCGAGTACGGCGGAAATGTTGGGTATGGGCACCTTCAATTCTGTGCCGCATCCCGGGCATTTACCAAGTTCCTGTACGGGATTGCCGCCGGACGCGGCGCACTTGGTGCACCACGCCTTGTAGACCTTTACCATGCCGCCCAATTCGACACCCTGATAGGCTTGTGGGTCTGCTTCGTAGGGTATGAACATAACGACCGACCCGTTGGCAAACGTGAGCCGTTCGTCGGCAAACCCACCGCTCGGCGTGTAACGCACCCGGCACACGTTGGTGTTGCGTTTGCGCCCGGCTGGATCATTCATCATGCGCATGGATTCCGGTAGCCACTCCCAGACGGCCGCCATGACCGTCATGCGGGCGTTGGGGATGGTGGTGGACATGCACCAGCGAAACGAACCGGATCGGTTGTCCACACTGCCGTAAGCGATGCATGAGCGAATCAGCGTGCGCACAGCCCATCTCGACTTGGTGCTGCGGATGCCACCAAAGACGCACAGCCCACCGTAAGAACGGCCGTTGGTTTTGGCCTCGTACAAGTCGCGGTCGGCATCCAACCACGAGGCGGGCTCAAACGCGTGAGTGAGCCGATAACCGTCTTTCTCGGATAACTCGATCCGCTGCTCGCGCAGGTCGAACAACTGCTTGAACTTGGCCAGCGACTCGGTGGAATGCGTCATCATGTGCAAAGCTTCCTCCCGAGGGACCCACGGGCACAGCGGGTGCGGCGTAGGATTCAGGTAACGGGCCAGCTCGGGAGGAAGTTGCATGATGAATTCTCAATCCCAACACCCACTCCCGTGCGAGGACCCGAACCCCCACCCAGCCCCGAACCCAGCCCCGAACCCAGTCCCGGACTCAGACCCGGGCTCAGACCCGGGCTCAGACCCGGGCTCCCACCCAGCCCCGAACCCAGACCCGGACCCAGACCCGAATCCGCACCCGAACCCGTTACCGTCACCGGAAAAGGACCCGTAACAGAACCCAGACGCGTCACCGTCACCGTCACCGGACTTGCACCCGTACATGTACCCGTACCCGGACTTGGCTCCGGACCCGTCTATGGTCAGAATCCCTGGCATTTTATGTACGAGATGATGGCTTTGGATGGCACGATCACGGTCCCGCATTCGTCTAGCTGCGTCTTTGGAGTTGGTCCGTTGCGCAGTTCTCCCAGGCCCTTTGTGGTGCCCCAGAGACGAATGTTGCGGGCATTGTTTATCGTGCAGTATTGATCGTCTACAGCAATGTCCCCCACGTAGACAAACCCTCGGTCCACTACCACGATGTGCTGGCCGGATGGGTGAACGGATTTTGCAGTTTTGGACTTAGCTTTTGATTTCATTGGTATCAGTGTTTTGGCTTATTTTGCGGCTTCGGCGGCTCTGGCTTCTTGCATGACGACCCATTCTCTGGCCAATCCGAAACGTGCGTACCAGTTACCGCGACCATCGACTATTCTGATGGTGCCGTCCTCCGTGGTTGGCTCGTGGCGACTCACCATCACAAGCACCGAGTCAAAGTGTTCGGACAGTTCATTGCACGCCCGGGCTACCAGCTGCATATCGGCTTGTCGTTGATTGCTCATTGGGCCTCCTTCGGAAATTCATCCCACGTGCGGCCCTGCAATTCTCGGCCGGTCTGTTTCTTGTTGCGGCCGCCCCACTGCTTGAAGAAGAACGGCACATTGCCAAAGAGGCACTGTTCGAGCAGGGCCTCGGCCCAGGGTGGTCGGAGCGGTCGCGCACCTGGTCCTGATTCCCCGCCGCAGATGATCCAGTCGGGCTTGGGCTGACCAGTGATGTTGATGGGGCCAAGCATGGGTTCGACGCTCACAAAGTGCACGGCGGCTGGAGTCCGCATGAGCGCGGGAACTCGATCATCGTAGGTCGCTTGATTCTCGGCTGAAACTCCAAGCCACAACTGTTTGATCGTATCTCGATTGGTGCGCTCGCGCACCAGTTCATGGATCCGGTGCAGGTTGTGGTGTCGCTTGGTAAGTAGCAGCCAATTAAACTCCGGCACGTCCACGATCAGATCGATGACGTCTTCCAGCCAGCTCGCTGGCACTCCGTCATCTAGCACGTCGCAAAGGTGACCTACAAAAATGCGAGGCGTGAAATTACTCTTCCAAAGATCATGCCGCCATTTGTAAGGCTGCTTCCAGTATTCATCGGTGGTGCGCTCACGCCGCTTGTCGACGCCCCACTCTACCTTTTGGAAGCGTTTATCCATGAGCATCCACGCGTAGCAGTTTTTGCATCCATCACTTACCTTCGTGCACCCATACCACGGCGTGAACGTGTGATGTGCCCACTCAATGCTAGTGTTCTTCATGGGATGACTGATGGTAAGATTTTGGCCGTGATCCGTATTTGGAGAAATCTTCAAAGCGCATGGGTTCCAGTCGGAACTTAGTCATAACGTCGCCCTCTGGTCCGTTACGGTTCTTATCGACAATGATTGTCATCAAACGTTCAACCACGCGCTCATCAGGCGGCTCGCCCTCGCGTCCAGTCCAACCCTTCTCTGCCTCCGCTTCCTCCAAGGCCGTATCGCGGTAGAGCAGCCAGACCCCGTGCGCTACTTGTTCGCAGCTGCCATGACCGCGCAGGTCCGCCTTGGTCGGTCGCCGGGCCTTGCCCTTGGCCATCTCGCGATTGAGTTGTTGCAGGGCCACCACGGGTATCTTCAGCCGCCGCGCAATGTCTCGGGCCGTGGTGATAGTCTCCATAACGTCCATGGCCTCTTCGCCGTTGTTTCTCGGGTTGTGAATCTCGTTCACGTGATCCACATAAAACACGTCGATCTGATGCTGGGCCTTCATCCGCTGGGCGATCATCATCATGCGCATGGGCGAAACGTGCACTTCGTCGCAGATGAAGATCGGCGCCTTGAGCAGTTTGAGCATGGTGACGTGCAGGCGCTTTATTTCCGCATCGCTGGAGTAGCCGGTGCGCGTGTGCATGAAGTGCGCGTTGGCCGCGTTGCAGAGCATGCGCAGCATGATTTCGCGCGCGTTCATCTCGACGCTGAGGAAGCCCACTCGTTTGCCGCACTCCAGAGCCTGATGCAGCATCATGGTCGCCGCCAGCGCCGTTTTGCCGTCACCGGGTCGCCCGGCCAGAATTACCAGCTCCTCCGGGTGTAACCCGGTCGTGCGGATGTCGAGGAAGTCCAAGCCCGTGCTGATGGCGAAGCGCGCCAGGCCGTTGTGGCCCCGGTGTTCGTGCGCGGCCTCCAGTTGCTTGATGACTTTTAGTGCCAGGTCCTTCGCCTGGTAGATGGGCGACGTGTCCGTGACTGTGGCAATGGCCGTCACCTGTTCGGCGATGCGCGCATGTCGTTCCGCTGGCTGCTCGTCCGTCACCCCGATAGCGGCGAACTCCGCGTGCAGCGTGCTGGCCATCCGGCGGTTCAGGTAGTGCCCACGCACAATGGCCAGGTAGGCGGACCAATTCGCCGCACTCGGCGTCTTGTCGGGCAGTTCGGAGAGGTAAACCAAGCCGCCAGCATCCTCCAGCTTGCCCAGTTCGCGCAGGCGCGCCGTCAGCGTCAGCTGATCGATGGGCTGCATGCGGTCGGACAGATCCGCCATGGCCGCAAAGATGAGCTGGTGGTGCACGTGGTAGAACGCCGCCGGCTCGTGCAGCGACTCGCGCACAGTCGGCAAGCATTCGTCGGCTGCCAGCATGATGCAGCCCAGCAGACCTGCTTCCGCCTCAAGGTCCTGGATCGGCTGGCTCTGTGCGGGTGCCGGTGTGGTGGGGGGTCTCATCGGTAGCTTTCCCCGGCTAGGTCAAGGCAGGATTGCTTGATGCGGTCGGCCACCGCGTTGCCCACACTCTCCGCCAGGCCGGCCTCCGTGTGGTTCGTCAGGAGGATCGTCGGCTTCAAATCCTCGTGGCGGGTGCTCACGATGTTGTGGATGTGCCGGCTGGCCGCCTCCGTGGCCCGCGCCGCCTGCAGCTCGTCGATGATGAGCAGGTCGTAGCCCACGAACTCCTGAATCGCGCGTGCCACGGAGCGGAATTCTGCCTCGCCAGAATCGCCGATGGTGCGGGCCTCTTCGAGCAGCTCCAACAGCGTGCTGGCGTTGAGGAATCGCACCTTGCGGTTGCCCCGGGCCAGGTAGTCCAAGGCCACCCGGGTGGCGGCCACCGTCTTCCCCAGCCCGTTTTGGCCCAAAATCGCCACCGTCGTGTGCTCGCCGCGGAGCCATTCCCGCACCTGCTCGATCACTGGGGTGGTCCAGTCCTGCGACTGTTCCTCGATGAACCTCAGCGCCCGACGGGGTAATTTCGAACGGCGTGCGGCCGTGGCGAGGCTTTCGGACGCGGATAGGGTCGGGGTAGCATCCGGCTGTCTCGGTCGCTCCTGGAGGCGATTAAACACCGCCGCGACGATATCGGCGGCTTGGTGGATTTCCGAGTCGGCCGGAATCGGCTCCTCGGCGGCAGGTGGTGGGGTGGATTCGCTCATGCCTGGAATCGTTTGGGGGTGACGACGACGGCCGGGCGGCCGCCGTTGGTGGGGTTGCAGCGCGCTGGGGCAGGCCGGCTGGCGCCTCGTGGGCCGGTGGCCATCTGGGCCAGGCCCAATCGTTGCAAGTCTTGCACGAGGTCAACCCGCAGCGCGTATTGCCACCCTCGGATCGATTTCTCAACGGCGCTCTGGAGCCGGTAGCTGGTCCAGCGTTTCACCCAAGCTTCCGGCACGTTCGGCTCGACGCTCTTGGCGAAGAGCAGGATCTCGTTGTCGGACGGAATTTCCCGGGCTCCGTGAGCCACAAAAATTTCTGGGTCTTCCTGGTGCCCGTTTTTGGTCTCGACTGGCGCCGAAATTTCGAGCTGCGCCGCCTGCGGTCTGTTGCGGTCTTTTGCGGTCTGTTCGCTTGAGGGAGGTACTACCCTTAAAACCCTGTTAAAGGTACCCTTAATGTACCGGTCAGCCTGACCGGGGTGACCCCGGTCAGGCTGACCGGACTCCCCGGTCAGGCTGACCGGTGACGCATCCCCCGAACCCCGGTCAGGCTGACCGGACTCCCCGGTCAGGCTGACCGGGGTTGGAACGTCGTTTTCGGGCTGTTTTCCGGGTCGAATTTCGAACGAACTGGCCACCCCTTTCCGGGTCGAATTTCGCACCACCAACAGCCCCTCTTCGGACGCCTCTTGGACCTTGCGTCGGACGGTCCGCTCGCTGAGGTTTGTGAGCTCCACAATCGTCCCGATTGAAACGATGGCGTGAGCTTCATCCCCAAACATGGATTTGGCAATAGCCAGCAGCACCAGCTTCACCAGCGGGTCCGCTTTGAGCTCCCAGACCTTGTCTTGCAGCTTCCAGGACATTACAGCGCCTCCTTGAGGTAGGAGCGGTGCACTGTCCACAACCGCCCGTCTTCTAGCTCTACCATTACAAACATGTCGGCCGTCGGCACCGACCACAGCACTTTTCCCCGGCGCCATACCGGGTATTCGAAGTTTCCGATGTTGCAGAGGATGGGCATAGTAGTTCAGCGGTTGGCCCAGCGGCCGGGGAATTCTGGGGATCGCACCATGGATGACCAAAATCCGTCCGGCTCCAGCCTGGCCTTCAGGCGCATACCTGGCCGGTAGTTGTGCAAATGCTGCTGCGGACCATTCAGGCGCACCGGCACCTGGTTTCGGACGTCAGAGCGGTCTGTGGCTGGCAGCAGGCAAAACGCCACCTTGTCGTTCTGGATGTGCGGCCAGCAACGAATGATCTCCATCTCGAACACCGCCCCTGTGGCCGGCTTCAGGGTGGCCTCCACTTGATACGGGATGGCCAGCCCGCGCCTTTTCGGCTGTTGGGTGGCGTCTTCACCCTCCCGAACCGCTGCGGCTTCACCTTGGGCCGCCTGGGCGGCAAGCATGCGGCAGATTTTCGCGCGTCCAGACTCCGTAAGCACCCGCACTTTTCCGGATCGCCGGATGTCCGTCGGGTTTTCCAGCTCGGCGACCAACGTTTTCCAACGGTCTGGGTCGATGCGATAGGTGGCTTGGCACTCAGCTTCGGTCATAGGCAAAAGGCGCTTTGTCGGTTAACGGCCGCGTATAGATGCCTCGTCGTCCATGGCGCCTGGCGCGCCCGGCACCCCCCCCCCGCCCGGGGCGGCCGGCGCGGTCTCGTGGGGGGGGGCAAAATTTACTGGCTCGGGGCAGGGTTCCGCGCTCCGAACGGTATCGGCAGCGGTATCCACACCAGCTGGCAGAGACGTAACAGTCTCAACATCAAGCACTTGCGACGGATGAACAACTGATTGCGACGCAGTTGCGGCCCGGAGTTGGTCGAGTTCCGCGGCAAGATCGACGCGCACCTGCACACCGACCGAGAGGTTGACCTGGGCGGTCGGCTGCCAGCCTGCGAGGGCAACCATTTTGTCCGTAGCGATACCCGCGGTAATCGATGCGGACTGGTCTGGCGACTGTCCGCTCGCGAGATCGGAGTTAACTCGGTCCCAAGCCATCATCGCCGCGGCTCCGACTCGCTGCTGGAGCCTATCCTTAATCCCTTCAATGCGGCCTTGTTTCTCGGCCCAGCTCATGACCGCATCCACCGTGTACCAGCTGCATTTGTTACGCCGGCAAATCTCGCTGTGGGAGTAGCCCAGGAGCACATCGCCGGCGATGGCTTCGGCCCGCGCAGTGTGTCGGGTCGTGTTGATCCCAGAGACAACTCCCTTGGCAGCTTCCACAACCTCCGGCTCGTACGAAGACATCCCGGGCAACAGCTCATTCTGCTGCTGCTGCCGGGCTTTCTCTGCTTGCTTTCGGGCGCGAGTAGGCATGTTGTCAAAAAGAAAAGACCGGCCGGCGCGAGGCTAGGGATGCTCGGCCGGCCGGGGAGGTGTCGCGACCTGCATTTGTCCGACTGATGTCGGACCGCTCGTGGATGGGAGCGGGTTCGCGACGAGAAAGGGCACCATGGCCGCATGCATCTGTGACTCGATGTAGCGAGCGATGGACTCGATGGGAGCACGGTATTGACCGCTATCTGTGCGGATGCAGCACGGTATCTCACCCGAGCGCATGCGGTTGAGCCACGTCCGCGCGCCGCCGCAGCGGAATACCGCGGAGCATTGGGCCGCGGAATACAGGGTAGGGACGTAGATCCAGGTCGGATCCGTCGGCCGGGCACGGTGCAGGTTGATCCAGTCGATCAACTCGCCGTGCGTCCACTTATTGCCGGCACGCGGCACATGCCGGCGCAGCCATGCGGATGAGAAGCCCAGCAGGACGCGCAGCTGCGCGGATGAATAGGTGTTGCTGGGTCGTCTCATGACCTGGAGCGAATGAGATCGCAGACGCAGCGGATAAGGCCGGCAAGCGCGAGACAGAGCGCAATGACGGGCCAGCCGATGATCGTGAGCAACCCGGTAATGATCAGCAGCGAGAGGCTGATGGGATCGCGCGTGATCACAGCTTGTCCTCCGGTGTGCCGCGCTCACCGATGGCGAGCGCGGCGAACAATACCAAGCTGGCGACCGCAGCCAAAACGAAGAGGCCAATTGCCGCGCCGATCTGCCCGATTCGCGCGATCATTGTCCGGCCTCCGGAGTTTGCAGCAACTGCCGCAATGCCGATTCGACCTGTGGTAATCCGGCTTGGATTGCCATCGTGGCTACGATCGACGCAGTGATGTTCTGTCCCCTCGCGATGCCGTCCAGTTGCCGCTTGATCTTGGGGTCAAGCCGGATGCTCATCGCGAGCTTCTTTGGTTTGTTGTCAGCAACTTCTTGCATGCGACGAACGTAAATTACGTTGTGGTACGCTGCAACAAAAAAGTTTGCTTGAACGTTAAAAAGCGCTTAGGGTTTTTGTGTGCCGCAAAAAATCTCAATGACAATTCGTCTCGATCCAGCTGTGCGCAAACGACTTGTGGAGTTGTCCAAGCTCACCGGGATTGACATGAGCACGCTTGCTCAACTCGCCATTCGCGCTGCGATGGATGCTGTTGATGCCGCCGACGGGAAGCTCACCCTGCCGATCCAGTTCAGCGTCGAGACCAGCAGCAATTATCCGAACCCGACACCGGGCAACCGGATGGAACTCAACGCCTGGCGAAGAAAGAGGTGAAGCCGTGAAAAAACCCGGTGCGCGAAAGAGCAACCAGAACGCACGCAAGCTGCCGTCGGACAAGCGCTTGACTCTCGTCAAGGTCCGCACCACGGCCGCGGAGAAAACCAGTTATCTACAGGCCGCAAAAAGGGCCGAAACCAAGCTGGGACCGTGGATTCGCACCACTCTAAACAACGCAGTTGCAAGCACTTGCAAGCAAAGTGAAAATTCTTGAATTGTTTTGTGGACACAAAACAAATCCCTGCTACTGTGATCCCCGTCGACCGAACGTCGGTCGCAAAACGCACCTGCAAATACCATGAACCCGAACACACACTCTTGGGAATACATCCAGTCCAAGGACGGATTCCGGTGCCGTGCGTGCGGATGCGGCGAATACATCGAGCCGGTCCGAAGCTCATGCGGCAAGCTCGTGGAGCGGTATTACGTTACGGACGCGGCCGGCCACCGACTGCCGGATAGGCCAGCTTGCACCGCCGCTCCAGTGATTGATTTTTTTGCCGCTACCCAGCAAGGGTATCCTGCTGCTCTATGCGATTGGTCGATTCGAAACTGCAGGACCATGCGCGAGGTGTGGGACAAATGTGAGAGAGTAGATTGGCTGCTCTGGCTCGCTCTACAACCGGACGTGCTGTCCGACAGAGAGCTCCATGAGCTTGCTCTCTGCGCCGCCTCCAGCGTCCGCATCCACATGCTGGATCAGCGAAGCATCCACGCACTGGATTGCAAGCGAGCGTGGCTGGATGGCAGCGCAACCGAGTCGGATCTAGCCGACGCTCGCCGGGCCGCATGGGCCGCATCGAGAGATTTTGCCATCGGCGACTATAGTCAGATGCAGATAGTCCGCGATTGGAGCGCCTCCAAATCCGCCGCTTGGTCGTCCCTGTGCAGCACAATGGACTGGCAAGCGGCCCAAAATGTGATCGACTGGGCAGTGGCTGCATCCCCTGACGCACTCGCTCTACGCACCGAACTGTCGGCATGGCTCAGAACAAATACCGACCCGAGATATATATGCTCATCCGGCACATCACTCTCCTGACCAACAACACCGCGGTCCATCGCTTGGACACGCTCGATTCGTTCGCCGTTGCGGCTTGTCGAGCGCTACTGCCGGCTGGCGGTCCGGTGCCGCATTTCGCCGGCTTCCGCGTCCACATCGAACTGCCGACTTTCACCATCCTGCGCGGGGATATCGAGCTGGTGGTGTGCTGC